AGATTGCGGAGATCTGCGAAAGCAACGTTAACCTAAAAGCGTCGCCTGGAGTTCCTTTAGCGATTTTCGGCAGTACCAATGGTGCTGTTTGGAAAACCCATCGAGAGCTTATTATTTGGGCGGTCATTGAGCGACTTGAGCGTCTGTCGCGCGTGTCCTTGGACCAGAGCTCCTATACTCCAAGAGAGTTAGTGCAGCTAGGTTATTGTGACCCAGTCAGACTGTTCGTCAAACAAGAACCGCACAAGATAAGCAAGGTAAGGGAGGGTCGATTCCGCCTCATTTCCTCTGTCTCGCTGATTGACCAGCTCGTCGAGCGAATGCTCTTCGGGCCGCAGAATCAGCTTGAGATTCAGAGCTGGCGAAGCATCCCCTCTAAACCGGGCATGGGTCTGAGCTTATACGAGCAAGCTCAAAGTATCTGGTCTGAGCTTCAAGCCAATCACTCAAGATGGCCCGCTGCAGAAGCGGACATCTCGGGTTTCGATTGGTCTGTGCAAGACTGGGAACTGTGGGCCGACTTGTATATACGAACCCAGTTGAGTGACTTCGGACCGAAGATCCGTAGAGCGGCTGTCTCTAGGTTCTATTGCTTCATGAACTCGGTGTTTCAGCTGTCGAATGGCGTCCTAATCGAGCAAGGTCTTCCTGGCTTGATGAAGTCTGGTAGTTATTGTACTTCTAGTACTAACTCTAGAATCCGCTGTTTGATGGCTGAGCTCATTGGAGCGCCATGGTGCATAGCCATGGGGGATGATTCTGTGGAAGGATATGTGGCAGGTGCCGTTGATCGGTATCAAGCCCTTGGACACACATGTAAGGACTACATCCCCTGTCAGACTAATCCTGACGGATCGTTAGGGAAAGTCAATTTCTGCAGTCATGAGCTGTCCCAGAACTCGTTCTGGTTGACCTCGTGGCCTAAGACTTTGTTCAAGTACCTTTCGACCCCGCAACGAGATTTCTATGATCTCGAAGCTGAGTTGGGATTAGTTCCTGACTGGCCTAGAATCAAGAGTTGGGTCATTCGTGAAACACCGAATGACAAAATTAATGGCCAGGAAACGGAGATCTTCAACCCCAGCATCTCGTGTAACGAGCGCGCTTGTCCAACCGACCGCTCGCGCTCGTCGCCGTACACGTTCTACACGAAATGCGGGCAATTCCTCAGGGAATGGGCTCTCGGTTGGCAAACCGGTGATGGCTCCCGTAGCAGCGGGAGTAATCCTCGGTAAGCCGAGCCCTACCTTGTGGTCCGCGGGAGATTTCACAGTTGTAAAGAACTGTGAGATCTCCGCGACGTTAACTGTTAGTTCCACCGTAGCGAGTGGTTCTATTCAGTTAATACCTGGAGTCGTTGGGACATGGCTCGCTACCATTGCAGTTGGATTCAGTAAGTGGCGATGGAGGAAGCTCCGGATCTTCTATGTGCCCGTTTGTTCGACTGCTACTTCGGGATCATTTCATATGGCGTTGCAATACGACAGTTTTGACACTGCCCCTACTACGGTCGCGGCGATCAGTGCCTGCAAAGGATACACGACTGCCCCCGTTTGGAGTGGATACCAAGCTGCTAGCGCAGTTTGCAGCCCTTCGAATGCGATCCCTCCCGGTTCTGTTTGCGTGGAGCTAGATGTGACCAGGCTGAGTAAGCCTTGGTATCCATTTATAACGAGCGCAAACCTCACAACAGTTGGTGAGACCCTCACGTCTGCACAAAACCAGTACAGTCCTGCTCGGTTAGTGTACGTGTCTGCTGATGGTCCAACCACTGCTGTCTCAGCTGGAAGGTTGTATGCCCAGTACGTGATTGACTTGATCGAACCGATTACGCCATCTCTCAACGCATGACGAGCTTGTGTCGTTAAACAAGCGCCCTTCTGAGCTCCCACCTCAGTAGGAGATTTTACCTTTGGGGCCCTCTGTCCACCTCACCAAATACCAAGTGTTTGCAAG